CGCAGAGCACCTATATCGACCGCGATCTGATGCGCTACGGCTTCGTGCGCGACATGATCGATATCCAGGACGAGATCAACGCGCGGCGCTCCAAAGCGATTCATGAAATCAACACGCGCCAGGTGCAGCAGAGCGATCCCAATGCGCCGCCGGTCGATGTCGAGACGGTGCGCGCCGAAGCGGCAAGACCGGACGGCGTGATCCCGACGGGCTGGGCGGTGGTGCCGCGCAATGACGTCGTGGCCAATTCCATCGCCATGCTGCAGGAGGCCAAGAGCGAGCTCGAGCGCTTAGCACCCAATCCGGCGATCCTGGGGCGGCAAGGCGCGGATGCGTCAGGCCGGGCGCAGCAATTGCGGGCGCAGGCCGGCCTCGTCGAACTGGCGCGGCCGCTCGGGCGGTTTACCGATTGGGAGCACCGCATCTACGCGCAGCAGATCTGGCCCTGTGCGCGGCAGTTCTACACCGATCCCATGTGGGTGCGGGTGAGCGGCGATGACGGAGCGCCGCAATATGTGCGCATCAACGATCCGGTGACGGAGCCGGTGGTCAATCCCATGACCGGGCAGCCGGTGATCGATCCGATGACGGGCCAGCCCGCGATGCGGCCCAAGATCGATCCCCAGACGGGCCAGCCGGTGGTGAAGAACCATATCGCGCTGATGGATCTGGACATCGTGGTCGACAACGTGCCGGACACGGCGACGCTGGAGCAGGAGATTTGGGCCGACCTCGTGCAGCTGGCGCAGACCTACGGGCCGCAGGCGGTGCCGTTCGAGGTGATGGTCGAGATGAGCCCGCTGCCGAACAAGTACCGGCTCAAGAAGATGCTGAAGCAGGCGCAGGCCGAGGCCGCCCAGGCGGCGGCTCCGGCGATTGCGCTCAAGACGGCGGACGCGCAGGCCAAGATCGGCAAGACGCAGAGCGAGACGGCGAAGAATACCGCCGACGCAAAGGCGACGGAGATCGATGCCGTGAAGACCGCGATGGAAGGGCACATGCTGGCGGTGGGCCATCCGGGCCCGGTGCAGGGCGCGGGCGTGCCGCAGATTCCGGCGCCGCTGCCGCCGAACCCGTATGGCGGGCCGCCTATGGGGCAGGCTTGATCTTGTTGACGCGCAATGGGGCCGTTGCGCGAGATCTGATTGTGTCCGGCCATTTGCCGCCCGCGAAATAGGTCGCGTTTTCGGCGTCCGCGCGAGTTGCAAAAGGGCCGAGCGGCTGAGACTCCTGCAGATCTTCCATTGCGCGCTCGTGATAAGCGGCCAAGTCGCCGTCCGGCTTGAGTCCCTCTTGGCGTAGCGGGGACAGGAGCCAGAATTTTCCGTCGCGTTCTACGATTTTCATGCGGTGAGAGTACCGCAGCCAGCCGCCGTGGCCAACCGGGCGAACGAAACAAGACCTGCTGCAACGGGCGTTGCAGTGGTGCCAGAACGTTCCGGCACTGCCCAAAACGCACGCAATGAAATTTGCTGAATTCGCCGCCGCCGGGCTGAACGGGCGCGCATAGCCTTCGGGAGCCGCCGTCCCTAACGGGCGCATCGGACCTTCAACCGCAAACGAAGAACAGGCCGCCGCTGTCAAGAGCGGGCGCAAGGGATGAGTCATGGCCGACACCGAACGGAACATCGCCGAAGAACTGCTCGGCAAAGCGCCAACGCCGGAAGCCCCGGAGAAGGCCGTACAGCCGCAGCAGGGCCAAGAGGCCACGCCGCAAGCGCCGGGGGCAGAACCGCCACCCGCGCCCAAGCCTGAGCCGCCACGGGCCGATCCCGGCTTTGTGCCGATCTCCGCCATGCTGGACGAACGCGAGAAACGCCAGAAGACCGAGGCGAAGCTCCGCGAGCTCGAAGCCCAGCAGCGTCAGCCCGAACCCGTCCCGTCAATCCAGGATCCGGAACAACTCGCCGCCTATATCGAGGCCAGGGCCGAGCGTGCCGCATGGGACGCAAAAGCGAACTGGTCCGAGCATAGCGCGCGCGACAAGCATGGCGCCGAAACTGTCGATAAGGCTCTCGAATGGGCCTTCGCCAAGGGTGAAGCCGAGAAGAAGCAATTCGGTTTCTCGCCCTTCGCGCGCGAACAGGTGAGCGCCGTTCATCCGGTTGATTGGGTTGTGAAGCAATACAAGGAGGACGAGGAATTCTCGCGCCTCCGCGATCCCGAAAAGCGCAAAGCCTACATCGAAGAACAGGCGCGCGCGCTCGGCATCATCAGTGACCCCGCGCAGGCGGCAACGCCGGCGCCTCCGCAACCCGCGCCGAACTCGCAACCCGCAAAGCCCGTCCCGTCCCGATCGCTGGCCTCCGCTCCGTCCGCGGGCGGCAACCAGACGATCCCAACGGGGCCCGGCGTCGCCTTCGATTCGGTGTTCAACCGATAGGTAACCGCAATGGCCGAAGTCGTTTTGGCTGCCGCTTCTGTCAAACAGAAGTGGCTGTCCGACTATTTCGCGGAGTATGTCCGCGAGTCGGGATTTCTCCCCTATATGGGCAAATCCAACAACAACATCATCATCACCAAATACGAGCTGCAGCAGGAGAGCGGCAAGACCATCAACATCCCGCTGATCACGCGCCTGAAAGGCACGGGCGTCACCGGCAGCCAGGTGCTGAAAGGCAATGAAGAAGAGCTCGGAAACTACAATTGCGCGCTGTCCGTCGATTGGCGGCGCAACGCGGTGGTGGTGCCCAAATCCACGTCCTACCAGACCGAGATCGATCTGTTCCAGGCGGCGCGCGACATGCTCAAGACCTGGGAAGCTGAAAAGCAGCGCAACGATATCATCCGCGCCATGCTCTCGGTCGTGCCGGCAACCTCGACGGTAACGCCGGTCGATTACGGCGACATCACCGAGGATACCGTCAACGGCGGCTATGAAATCACCGCGGCCAACCAGGCGGCGGGCGCATCCCAGGCCAATCTCAATTCCTGGCTGGTGCTGAACAAGGACCGCGTGCTGTTCGGCGCGGTCAAATCCAACTACAGCGCGGGCGTGCATGCGACCGCTCTGACGACGCTCGACACCACGGCGGACAAGATGTCGGCCGCGATCGGCAGCTTTGCGAAACGCATGGCGAAGGCGGCGAGCCCGCACATCCGGCCCTTCAAGACCAAGAACGGGCGGGAGTATTTCGTCATGTTCACGGGGCCGCGCAGCATGCGCGATCTCAAGGCCGATCCCACCATGACGAGCGCCAATCGCGACGCACGTGCGCGCGAAGGGCAGGGCATGGAGGAAAATCCGCTCTTCCAGGATGGCGACGTGATTTACGATGGCGTCGTCTATCACGAGATCCCGGAGCTGCCGCACATCACCAATGCGGGCGCGGGCGGCAACACCGATGTCGAGGCGAATTTCCTCTGCGGCGCGCAAAGCGTCGGCGTGGCGTGGGGCCAGGAGCCCACCATGCGGCAGGATCTCAAGAACGATTACGAATTCCGGCCGGGCGTTGCCATCGAGGAGCTGTTGCGGGTGCAAAAGCTGCATTTCAACGGCATCCAACAGGGCATGGTGACGACCTACGTCGCCGCCGCGCCCGACGCCTGATCCCTAGACAATTTTAGAGAAAGGACAAAGCCATGGTTCTGGCTTTCACGCGCAACCGCGCGGATTTGAACGCGCCTATGGCGGCGGCTGCCTTTGGCACCTCCGTCCAGACGCTCTACGCCGTCATCACTATTACCGGCGCTCCGGTGGCCAACGATACGATCGACATCGGCTATCTGCCGCGCGATGCGGTGCCCATCGGCGGCTATTTCGCCTGTCCGGATATCGACACCGGGACGGGTGTGCTGGCGATGAGCCTCGGCATTACCAATAACGGCGTGGATGGGGCATTGCCGGGGTTCTTCATGGTGTCCGGCGCCATGACGGGTGCCGCCATCACCGATCTGACACTGACCAACTCGGCGGTCTACCGGCCCTTTACCGGGCCGTTCCCGGTGACGAAGCTGGGCGCGAAAACGTTGGTGCAGTTGAAGGTCACGACGGCGGCGAATGTGTTCGCGTCGCAGCAGGTCGTGATCTGCATTCAGTACATCACGCCGGGCGCGGCCGGATCGCCTCCGTGAGCATAACCACGCGCGCGATCGTCAAGGGCGCCTTGAAGAAGCTCGGCGTGCTGGCGATCGGGCGCGAACCCACGGCCGCGCAAGCGCAAGACGCTCTGGAAATCCTGCAAGGTCTCTACCGGGAGCTTGTCGGCCAGGGCGTCTTCGGGCGGCTCGTCGACGTGCTGATCACGACCGATACCTACAACGCGCGCGAGCAGGAGCGCGTGGTCTGCGATCTGGCCGGGGGCTGCACCGTGACGTTGCCCGAGACGATCACGCAGAGTCTGCTGTCCGCGCCACCCTATTACGATGCGGCGTGGTTCGATCCCTACGCGACGGATTGGGATTACGGGCATGGCGGGGTGACGGCCGAGCCGTTGCCGCGTCCGCCGCGCGATGGGGCGTGCATCGTCATCGCGGACGTGTATTCCGATTGCGAGGAGTATTACGTCTACGACGCCAATCGCGCCTATTGGGTGCGGCTGGATGGGCTGACGCTGGACAGCGCCGCGCCGCTCTCCGGGCGCTATCAGAACGGGCTCATGGCGATGCTGGGGTTGCGCATGGCGGCACCGTTTGGGGTCGAGCCGTCGCCGGTCTTGCAGGGCGAGTGCAACACCTTCCGGTATGCGCTGTCGACGAAGTTCGACCGCTCGCGACGGGCGGCGGTGGCGGAGTATTTTTGATGCACGATAAACTCACCGCAGGCGACGCAACCGCGGCGCGGCTGCTGATGGCGGGAATTCTCGGCGAGGGCGTGAGCGCGCACGGCGAATTCTTCATGGAGCATATTCGCGACGGCAAGGTCATCGCGCGCGAATATTTCCTCAACACCGTCGTCACCGTGGGCAAGAACGCGCTGCTCGATGCAGGGCTCGCGGGCGCGGCCTACACCGTGACCGGGCCGTTCATGGGGCTGATCTCGTCGGCCTCGTTCGCAGGCGTAGCGGCGGGCGACACGATGGGGTCTCATGCGGGCTGGCTGGAGGCGGGGCTGGCGAACGCGCCAACCTATTCGGGCACGCGCAAGACCGCCGCATGGTCCGCCGCAACGTCGGGCGCCAAGGCGCTCTCGGCGGCGCTGAATTTCGCGTTTACGGGCTCAGGGACGGTCAAGGGCGCGTTTCTGGCGTTCGGGACAGGTGCGGTTGCGACCATCGACAACGCGGCCGGGACGCTGTTCTCGGCGGGGCTGTTCTCGGGCGGTGACCGGGCGGTGGTGAACACCGATCAGTTGAACATCAGCTACACCGTGACGCTCTCCTGACATGGCGGGCAATCAATATGTTTCCTCCGTCGGCTATGCCGCCGTTCCCGTGTGGACAGCATCGGCGACGCTCGCGGTCGGCGCTTTCCGGCGGCAGGTAGCGCCGGCGGCCGGGAATGAGCGTGTCTTCCGGGTCAGCAGCATCACGACCGGCGTCACCGGAGGCTCGGAACCCGCCTGGAACATCACCGTTGGCGCGACCACGGCCGACGGCGGCGTGACCTGGACGGAAGTTACGGGCAATCCGACATACAATTGGTCCGCGCCGCATAGGTGTATCCAGAACGCCGTTGCGAGCGGCTGGGGCTCGACCAACAATTGCATCATCTATGTCGCCAGCAACCACAATTACACGGTTGCCGCCGGGTTTGTTGACTGGTCCGGCGCGTCGCTCACGCTCGGCGCCATGCGCTATTTTCTCTCGGTCAATCCCGCGGGCTCCGTGCCGCCCGTGGCGGCGGATTTGCAGGCGGGCGCCAAGGAGACGCTGACCGGTTCGAGCGGCTTTCAGGTTCGGCGCAACAGCTACATCGATGGCCTGAGTGTCAAAGCCGGCTCCGGGGCCGTCAATACGAACATCAACGTTTTTGACAACAGCCAGTCAACCTTCGGAACGTGGCGCAATGGAACGCTCGAGCTCGGCGGCACGGCGGCAGGCAATGCCATTGTGATCGGCCACAATACGACCAACTCGGCGGAGACCTACCGTTTCGAGAATAT